TTTGGTCTTTAAATTATAAAATAAATAATAAATATTTATAATTTAAAATTAATTAAAATAGCCTCGGATAGGCAATATAATACAATACAAATAAATAACTTAATATTCCTAAAATTAATGATAGTAGCCATATAGGCAAAATTGTTTTATTTTTATATCCAACACCAAACTCTCTAATACTTCCATCTTTATTATATAAAAATACTGGTTTCATCATTTGTATTGTTCCAAAAATAATTAAAAATAATATAATAGAAAATAGTGTAACATTATCTCTTATATAATTTCGGTTCATATCTTATATATATCAATCTTTAAAAAAAGTAGCACAAAAGCTAAATATTTTTCTTCATTTTATTTTTTAATTTTAAAATTATTTAATCATCACCCCAATCAACTTCTTCACCATTTGGTCCAATCTCATAAAAATCATTTCCGTCTTGATAATTTGAACCCATATTTGTCATGTCGTATTCTTCTCTCTCAATCTCATTTTCAACTTCCTGATTTTCAATAAAATCATCTACAAGAACATCCATATCATCTCCAATATTTTTATTCTTTCTTCGAAGATTGGATTCTATTTTATCCATTTCATCCCTAAATTCACGTTCTTCATCATATGTGTCCTTTACATATGTTGTAAGGCCTTTTTGTAAACCCTTGCTCCAAACACCAAGCTTATTAATTTTTAAAATAGTGTCGGCATCTCTTTCTTCATCAGTAAGACTTTTTAATCTGTCTGTAACAATATCCTTCTCTCTTTCCTTCAATTTGAAAACCCTATCAATGATTTTTTCATACGAAATATCAACAGCATCTTTTTGATTATCTAATATTTCAAAAAATATAATAACAAGAGTAGCTATTTTTTGTTTCAACAACTTTTTATTACCACGCATTATATTTCTATCTATTTGAGTTCTTGAAGTTATGTCAAAGTCAGTTCTCGTATCTTTATCCTCTAAATATTCAACCGAAAACAAATCCTGAACCGTTTCTTTTTCAGTGGTTTCAATAACAATCATACTGTCATCATCTGTTAAATCAATGTAATTTGTAATTATTTTCAACAAATAATATTCAAATAAAAATCGACTTGTTCTCTCATCAAACACAGATTTAACTCGTTTATCACCATTTGTAATTGATGTGAAACAAGGAGTTGTGTCTGATAACATAGTAATACCTTTCGAAGCATTTTTTATTGCAGATAAAATATTATTAACAGAGGCAACACCATAAAATTGTTTAATTTTTTCATAATAACTACTAATAGATGTTTTGATTTTTTTTGAATGAGGCTTTGATAACCCCAAATAATCCGGAATTATAATATTTTCATAATTTACCCGATTTAAAATAATATTTGGAAATACATTTACAAAATAAGCAATAAAAGATTTATAAAAATTGACGGTATTATATAAACAATCATCTGATATTTTAATATGCGCGTTTCTTGTAGATTTTTCACATTCCCATTCAAATAAAGTATCTATCGTTTTTGTAAACTTATTAATAGAGCTTCTTGTTATATCAGTTCCTTTATTCTTTTCAATGAAATCTTTAATGTCTTCCTTCATTTCATCAATACTTGTAATTAAATAATCATTCAAATTTTTGACCTCTCGCGTTGTTTCACTTGTTGCTATATCAAATGTATCTAACGCTTCTTTCAATAATTCACATAGACTTTTTTCACCTTCTTCTTCTTGAATTGTGTCAATTACAGCAGATAATTTTGTTATGGAAGACACATGTGTATTATCATAGTCAATACGTATAATATTATTACGGCCAATTAATTGTAACAATCTTAAAAATGCCTCGCTGTCATACTTTCTTCCATTATCTTTTAAATTTTGAACAATTTTTTCTAAACTTAAATTACCAGTAATTAAATCCAACGGCGGCTTATCATTGCATAAGGGTAATAAATCTTCAGGAATTGGCAATAATGACTTAAATTTACAATAATATATAAACGCAAGATAAATTGTTTTTTCATCAAAATCTTGACTGATTGGTGGATATTTATTTTTTGTATTTACGGTGCTATATAACATACCACTTTTTGTATAGCCGGTAACATCTTCAAGAATATTTGTCAGTTTTTTTACTATAGTATTATACTCGAATATGAGTGGGTCTTGACTCGCAAAATAATCAATTGTGCTTATATTTTCTTTACTTTCACAACATGAATTTTCAAGATATGGCTCATTATTAGCATTATTTAACAACATGTGTTTTTTCCTTACCAAATCTTGTATCTTTTCTTGAATAGCTAACGAAAATTGAATAATCTTTGAGTCTACCACTAATAATTTCTCTCTTTGGTTCTCTGAACCAGACTTTAAATCACTAAGCAATTTCCTTTTAAACTCGTCCGAAATATTATCCAACCTTTGTATTTTAAATGGCACTAATGGCGGCAAAAATTGTGTCCAATTTACTATATCATGTTCTTCCGATAATTTTTCCTCTTTGCCAGCTAATATAAAATCCATTTTGTAATCAAAACTTGCCATCACATCTTCAATCTTTATTAAAACATTATCAATTGCCGCCTTAACTTTACTTGTTATAAAATCAACCTTTTTACCCTTTAAAACATTCCATGGTTTACCTGATTCGCGAATATCAAACGCAACACATGAAATATATTCTATACTACTTAAATTACCATTCCATTCAAATGGATGACCACTAAACGATCTAACGCAGCCAGGATGTGTTTTTCTTGTTTTTATCGATGGTATAGAAGATTGAACCGCAATCAAAAACATACCTAACGTATAATATAAAATCGCGGTATTATAGAAATCTTCATAAGATGATATCTTTTTACCCTTTTCCGCCATTTCTTTTATTTTAACTCTATAATCTTCTTCTGGCTCCATTGTATCTCTTAGCGACATTAAAACACAATTAATTATAAATTCTTTTTGGTTTTCAATATTAATACCCATTGCTACAGATAAAGAATTTACTATATTATTAATCATCTTGGTTTCAGGTGTGTCATATTTTATATTTTGTTTTTTAAATAAAATATTTTTTCCTACTTCTTCTTCAAGTATAGCACGACTTGACACTTTAAATCCTCCTTCGTATCCTTCCTCCACATCATCAGAGATCTTAACAATATTCCAACCACTATTTTCATCAACCCACCAGTCACCGTCGTCACTTAATTTACCAATGCGACTGATTGTTGTATCAAGAAAATCGCGATATTCATCCGGTTTTGTAATATAATAACCAGCTAAATTATATTTAAAAATTGGTATTATAGGTATATTTGTTTTTCTACAATATAACCAATGTTCATTCTCGCGCTCACCTAAGGGCCCAAATCCTGATTCAATGGGATCTCTTGTATATGTATTTACAAACCGAATAATGTCATTTTGTTTTTTGACAAAATCATCTTGAGATAAAATCAAATTTAATAAACTCGAAAATGGCGAAATTGGTCTTACTGGTTTATCATCATCTTCACTCATACCCAATTCATATTTTTGATTATTGTATTTTAAAAAATTTTTATCTTCAATATATTTTAATTTTGATATATTAATCATAAACATTTGATACTCCTCTTGTATTTTTCCTTCAAATTCATCTTTTGAAATTCGATACTTTTCATCAAACTCATCCAAAACATCTTTTAAAAATTTATTTTGAATACTTAATTCATCACCCTCTAAACTTTCACATTTGTCTTCGGATGTATCTTTTTTGGGAACATTTATACATTTTTCTTGTAAATCACAAAGAATACTTGATTCATCAGTATATGTATTTAATTTTTCTACCATATCTGTATCCAGCACCCATTTATTTTTTTTACGAACATAATAATCTGGAACTATGTCTTTTTTAAGTAATATAGCGTATTGTCCATCTATAACCATTTTATGTCCATCTAATAAAGTATGCGATAGATAATCCGCGTCATTTTCGCTTAACCTTTGTTTTTTCTTTAAATCATTCATTATATGTATTCTCAGATCTTCAGGTGTCATAGTAAGTATTTCTTTTTCATAGCTATCTAATAACCCATAATTGGTTTTATCATATTTTTTATCAAAATATATTTTTTTATTATTGTCTTCAGTAAGTTCCTCTATTGAATTGTATTTTTTTGATATTATTATAGGACCACATGTATCATTTTTTTGTTCATCTTCATATTTTTTATTAATAATTTCCTTCTCTCTTTCAAACAAAGCTGAATACTCACTTGGAAGCATTAAAGGCACATTTTCAATTGAAATTGCTGATGTATATAACCTACCATAATCCCTTAGTATTATTTTTTTCAGAATTTCTGAGTTGGTATAGTCTGAAAATTTTAGACTTGATACATCTCTTTCAAGCGGTGGTATATTATATAAATCCATAATTTCACTCTTATACTCCTGGTTTTTTAATAATGTTATAACCGAATAAGAATTATCTAAAAATACAATATTTTGCGACTTCTTCATTAATGATTGAAATAACCTTGAACGTTCTATATATTTTTTATTGAAGTCTGAAATTTTTTCATCTATAAAACTATTTATTTCTTTATATTGCATATAGGTTAAATCATCAGTATAAATTAAAAATGGTTCCAAATAAGACACCACTTCAACAATTGATAATCTGCCAGTTATATATTTTTTCATCAATTCAAATATAATTTTGGTTTTGGGAACAATTTTATTGATAAAACTGGAATATATTTCTTCATTTGTAAAGCCTTTTTTATCTTCAGCTGACAAATTTAACACATAATTTTTTATCGTATTTACATAATTATTCTCATTAAAATCTATTTCACTATCAAAATTATCAATAAATACATTATTCACAATTGTATTTTTCTTCAAAAACTCCCAATAATTTAAAAATATAAGATTTAAATTTGCTCTCTCTAATAAATTAGTTCCAGGCAGATTTATTTTAGAAAATCTTATCGTCGGCTCTGGCAAAGTTACAAATGACTTTATAGACATTAAATCATGATTTGTCATTTTAACCCTTGCCGTAATCATACGACTACTTGTAAGATCCACTGTATCAAGCTTTGTTAAACCCATATTATATTTTTGAATAACAAACCTTTTGGTCCTTACATTATTATTTGTAAAAACAGTTGAATACATTTCTTCCAAATTATCTATAATCGTGCTTATACTGGTATTCACATTCTTCTCAATTAGCAAATTATTGGTTAATTCTTCACTTATTAAGTTGAATGGTGTAAAATACGAATTTAATTCACTATATAATAAGGAATATTTATTTTGATCAAGCGGTAAATTATTCGATTTATAAATATCCAATAGCTCTTTTATCCTTTCAATATCTTCGTCAATTACAAGATTTATTATGTCATTATTTTCTTCATCTTTAGCATCAGTATTGTATAATTTTTTAATGTTTTTAACAACAGGTAAAATCCAATACAAATTTTGATTAAATTTTTGAAAGTATTGGACTAAAGGTTTATAACTTGACTCATTTACTAATGCCATCTCAACATTTCCATATTGGTCAAAAATTGAAAATTTCTCTCTTAATTGTTTAAATCTTTCAATTGTTATATGAATATTATTTAAAACTCTTGGTGTTCTTTGCAAATTGGGAATGGTAGATAATAATTCATCAAGTATATCTGTTAATTGAACCTCAATACTATATCTTTGAGATTTACTTGAAACATCGGCAAATTGAACAATGGGACCAAGCTCTTCATCGCCAAATTGTATTTGATCTGCTCTTAAAATAAATTCGCGCAATTGATCCTTTATATTTTTCAACGGAACTGTTAGGTTTAATTGCTCAGTCGGCATTACATCAAATGTTTTATCTAATTCTGGCAATTCAATGTCCTCTTCTTGTGCTTTTTCAAGTGATTTTTTTGGCTTTTGCGGTTTCTCTCTAATCTCTATATTTTCAATAGGTAAATCTTCAGGAATACCTTTATAATCAAAATTAATGTATAATGTATCATTGTCTACTGTCGTTATTTCAATCATATCCTCCTCTAAATTTGTAATTTCACCTGTAATAATTACAGGCAACTCGCCGCCAAAATAAATATTTATCCATTTACCTGGTAATAAGTCATTTTGTCTGGCATAACTCGGACTTTCACTTCTACTTAACAAAGCTATTTGGGTTATTGTTCCGTCACCTATAATGCCATCTTCTGATATTTTTAATTTAATTCGCTCTAATGTATCAGCATTAATTAAATACATTTTAGTGTTATCAATATAATCTATAATAAACGTTTGACCATTAAGTTTTTCATTTACAGGATTGCTTATTTTAATAACATCTCCTAATTGCAACTCTATAACAGTTTCTTTTTCTTTAAGTATATCTTCAGAAATACTTTTACTTTCGGTTGGAGTTATTGACATTTGTTTCTATATTTATTATAGAAATTTTTATGCTTAAGTAAAAATCAATTTAAAATTATAGTTTAAAGACAATTGTATAATTATAACTATCAACAAAATGTATACCACTATGACTAAACCGTTTAACTTATCAAAGATACCTGAATTTAATAATTTAGTAAATGGAGTATCAACAGAAACAAATATACTAAAATTAAATAGTATTGAGTGTAAAAAATCTAATGATCAAAAATATTCAGTTATTAGATACTTAAAGGAGTTCTTATCTTTAGATGTTATACCAACATATGGATTATGCAGGTCCGTAATTATTAATAGCAATCATAAAGTTGTTGGGTTTGCTCCTCCTAAATCAACACCATCAGACACATTTATTAAGATGTATCCTGAGAAAAATGAAAATCTAATAGCTGAAGAATTTGTCGAAGGAACCATGATTAATGTTTTTTGGGACCCAGCAATTGGTTTAGCTGGGGGATGGGAAATTTCCACAAGGAATACTGTAGGTGCTGCATCCAGTTTTTTTAAGGGAAAAAATAAGACCTTCAGGGATATGTTTTTAGAGGCGGCAAAGGTAAATAATTTATTACTCGAACATTTAAATAAAGAATTTTGTTATAGTTTTGTTTTACAGCATCCTGATAACAGAATTGTAGTGCCGTTTAAAAAGCCAACTCTATATTTAATAGCTTTATATAGTATTCAAATTGTTGACAATGATGTATGTGTTTATTCATATCCAATTGATAATGTTAAAAAGTTTAATTGGGGACCCACTATAATTAATTTTCCGCAGATTTACGAATGGAACGCATATTCTGATTTGATTGAAAAATATGCGTCCATGAATACACCATATGATGTTTTAGGGGTTGTAGTATACAATAATCAAACTGGAGAAAGAATGAAAATTAGAAATCCTGTATATGAACAAGTTAGAAGTTTGAGAGGCAATCAACCAAAACTTCAATATCAGTATATATGCTTGCGAAAATCTGGAAAGGTTTCTGAATTTTTAAAATTTTATCCAGAGAATAAAAAAGAATTCTCGGCTTTCAGAGATCAAATTCATATGTTTACTAATACGTTGTTTTCTAATTACATGTCTTGTTATGTTAAAAAAGAAAAACCGTTAATAAATTTCTCGGAACAATATAGAACTCATATGTTTAATATTCACAAGATTTATATGGACGACTTGCGAGAAAAAAAACTATTTGTTAATAATACAATTGTTAAAAATTTTGTTAATAATTTACATCCTACACTTCTAATGCATTCTTTGAATTTTCAAATGAGAAAACGCAATGTTGATACTATTGTTGCCGATAATGCCGATAATTGCACAAAATAAAAAACAATCATTAATTTTTTATAATCGTCGCCGACTTTATATTTTATTGTAATCCTCTGTGTATTACAATAAAATAATATTTATACTTTAAATCAATTAGCTCTTAACCAACTTTAAGAATTCCTTTCTAATTTTGGTAAACACTTGCTTCGACTCTTCAATACACTCCTTCAAATTTCCTTTAATTGTCGATTTATCAATAACATCCTTATAAGCAACCCTTATTATACTCTGGCTATCATGAGGATGCATCTTCTTGAAACCGCAAAATGTCAATGTTTTTGTTTCATAAAATCTTGTATACAAGAAATATTCAAGAACTTTTCCAATCGTATAATCCTCATTTTCTAAAATAATATCATAAGAATTAGCCATTGTATTTTGCGATTTTTCTATTTTTAATTCATCTTTTTCTATTAAAGAATCAAGAAATTCCAAATTATCAACTAATATTTCACATGCTTTGTTAAGTAGCTCAATATTATCATAAATACCTATTGTCTGGATAATAAAATCAAAACTATCTTGTTTTGTTACTCGCATTCCATCCAACAATTTCCAATTTTTTGTTTCAAAATCAACATCTTCTTTACTTTTACCTTCATCTTTCCATTTTTGCCTCTGTTTTTCTAAAATTGCTTCTTGTGCAACAGCATCTACAGTATAACCATATGAACATGTCGACACAACATTAAACATACCACTTTCTTTAGCATTTCCTATAGAAAACTCACATGTCAAATTTATTTTTTCTCCCGGCAACTCTTCTGACACCTTCGGTCTTAATCTTACAAAGTCAATAAAATAACCTGTATAATCATTTGGCGGGAAAATTTCTCTATTTGTTGCCTCATTAATAGGCTTACCGGTAGTTAAATCCTTTACTATAAAGTTTTCTGTTGTTACATACATTGTAGTATTAGTTATATTCTCAACATTAACCTCAAGCAAATAATTTTTCAATGGGAAACTATCGGGATCTTTTATATGAATTGGTATACAACTTAATCGTTGTTTTAATATTTCATTATTTAGACGACTTGTATTACTAATAATATTCGCCTTATTTTCTTTATAAGGCGTAGTTCTAAATACAACTAACGGTATATCAGATAGAATAGTTCTTCTGATAGCATTAGCCAAACTTACATTTACACCACTTAGCGTAAACAAAAGTATTTCATCATTTGGACTGGAATTTAGTTCAACTCGAGGGATCATATTATCTAATATTACTTTATATTTAAATTGTATAATTTAAATCATTTTTTTTTTAAATGAGTTAAATATTTAATTCAATTAACTAAGTATAGATTAAATGAGTTCCATTTTATATTATAGTAAATTTTGTGAACATTCTAACAAGCTTTTACAATCTTTGTCAAAATCCAATATTCAAAAAGACATTCATTTTATATGTATAGACAAAAGAGTTAAGGATAATAATAAAATTTTTATCGTTTTAGAAAATGGTCAAAAAATCATTATGCCTGAAAATGTTAACAGAGTTCCCGCATTACTTTTATTAAATCAAGGATATCAAGTTCTTTATGGTGAATCTATTTTAAATCATTTAAAACCTAAACAAGAGGTCGCCGTAAGAAAAGCTACTCAAAATAATATGGAACCTATGGCCTTTTCTTTTGGAGGAGGAGGATTTGGAGATGTGGTTTCTGATTCATTTAGCTTTTTAGATCAAGGTTCTGAAGAATTAGAAGCAAAAGGCAATGGCGGAATAAGACAAATGCATAATTATGTTGATTTAAATTATTCTGATAATATTACAACCCCTGCCGATGAACACGAATATAAAGGTTCTAACAAAATTTCTGGAGAATTAACTGTAGAACAATTACAACAACAGAGAGACGCTGAATTACAAAAAATTACTGGAAATAAACCTCCTATGAAGTTTTAATTGAATATTTTTATTATTTTTTATTAATTTATAAATATATTTATTATAAATTAATTTAAAAATATAATATAAAATTATTTAAATGTCTAACATCCTTACCGCGTTTAATGACCATTTTATCGAATTTGTCGCCGATGTTCAAAATGTATTTCCCGAAGACCCTGATATTTTAGCTACCAAAAATATGCTTATCACTATTCGTAAGGCTAATCCTAAAATGATTGTTAAAATTTGGAGCACGTTTATTGTTTCAAAATATAAGTCTGAAATTGAAGCCGGAAATATTGAGTTTTTTGTTAATAAAGATTATTCACAAGACGTGTCTTCCGCATCTAATTCTGATAAAATTATGGATGCAATTGATAGATTACGCGAACCTATTAAAAAAATGTCACCTGAAAATCAGGCAAAAACTATGAAATATATTCAAAATCTTACAAAGCTCGCACAATTATGCGACACAATGTAAACCTTATACTTATTTATATTATTTATTAATAAATAAGTATTAAAAATTTTTGGAAATACGTCAACAATATAGTATCCAAAATTATTATTCATCACTTTTTAAGAGTTGGGAGTTGGGAGTTCCTGAAATTTCATTTATTAAATCTTTAGCTGCATCTGTTGTTGTCTTAATTGCTGTAGAAGCTGCATTAGAAATACCTGTCGCAGTATTTGAAGCAACTTCAACTATACCAGAAGCAACTTTATCTATACCAGAAGTTATTTCTTGTTGTGGAATTTGTAAAATAGGGACATTTGGTAAGTCTTTTGTAAATTGTGTCAAAACATCTACATAATTTAAAGAGTTTCTAATTTGTTTAAAATCATCAGCT